CCCCTGCCGAAGCGTCCATTACCAGCAGGGGTATGGGCTCTTGCATTTTGCTGCTGGTAATGGAGTTGGGCGAGGGGCCTGTGGAATTAGGTTCTCCATTCAAGGCCCCTGTTTTTACCGTGTCGTGATGACACTACGGAGTTGTAATGACGCAGGAGCAGAAGGACAAGATCATAGCCGTTGTCAAGCGCTGTAAGGCTGACTTTCTTTACATGGCCAAGCATTTTCTCCGGGTTGAAGCCCGAGTAGGGGGCAAAATCATCCCTTTTGAGATGAACGGGCCCCAAAAAATCCTCCATATTATCGTAGAAAAACATATTAAGCCTCACCGGCCCGTGCGTATTGTAGCCCTAAAAGCTCGACGTATGGGCTTTTCTACATACTTTTCTGCCCGTTTTTTCTGGAAATCAGCCTTCCACCGCAACCGTAAAGCTGCCCAGATCACCCATGAGCCAGAAGCTACAGACACCCTCTTTAAAATGGTCAAAAGGATGTACGACCACCTGCCTAAATGGATGCAGCCAGAGCAGAAGTACAACAACAAGAGCCTCTTGGAGTTCAATAACAAGGACGGTACTGGCCTCAACAGCGGATTCAGGGTGGCAACTGCCGGTAAGTCTGACTTCGGATCAGGGCAGTCGATCCACTTTTTGCATCTTTCCGAGATGGCCAAGTGGCCCGTAGAAACAACCCAGTCGCTCATGACTTCAGTGGAGCAGACGGTACCATTCGACGATCCAGAGGCCGAAATGGTCATAGAATCCACCGCAAAAGGTATGGGCGGGGCCTTCTACAGCCGGTTCTATGGAGCCAAATACCGCATCTGGGTTAAAAAGCTGAACAGTGAGGGCAAGGCTGTCATCGACACTGCTTCCAACGCGTCGGCAGCAGTAGATAACACCTTCACTTCAATATTCCTGCCGTGGTTTGTGTTTGAAGACTATGTCATGCCGGTGCCTCCAGACTTCAAAAAGACGCAGGAAGAGGTAGAACTGGCTGAACGCTTCGGGCTCTCTGACCGGCAGATGGCATGGAGGCGGTTTGCTATCGCCAACCTGTGTGAAGGTGACATAGACAGGTTCAATCAGGAGTACCCAGACAGCCCAGAGGTGGCGTTTCTTACTTCCGGTAGACCAGTTTTTGATAACATAAAGGTGTCTGCATGGAAAGATGCCGCACCGAAACCAAGGGCCCGCTACGAGTATGAGACTATTGTTGGCGGAGGGAGTGACTTTGGGCCGACAGATAACGGCAGGCTTGCAGTGTGGGAGGAGCCTGACCCTAACAAGGCGTACATAGTGGGCGCTGACGTGGCTGAAGGCCTTGAAAAGGGTGACTTTTCGTGTGCGTATGTCATCAACCACCTCACTGGGGATATGGTGGCTGAGTGGCATGGCAAGATCGACGCCGACATGTTCGCCAGAGTGCTGTATCAGCTTGGTATGCGCTACAATGTGGCGCTGTTGGCCCCGGAGAGAAACAACCACGGCATGACTGTCATATCATGGCTCCAAAATAACCTGATGTACCCCAGCAGCCGGATATATGTGGAAATGGTCCATGATCCGCCAGCGAAACCGTATAAGCGATATGGCTGGGTTACCAGCCTCAAGTCAAGAGCCATGCTCATCGACAACCTGATCAGAGAAGTCAGGGAAGGCATACACGGAATCAAGAGTGCGGACCTGCTGGATGAGATGCTGTCGTTCAAGATCCAGAAGAGCGGAAAGATGGAGGCTGACTCTGATATGCACGATGACCGGGTGATGGCCTACGCCATAGCAAAGTATGTCAAGCAGACCAGCCCGATCAGGCTGAAGCGGAATAAGCCTGATTATACGAGGCGTAACGCCCTGAGCATACGTGCTGGCGGGTCAGGCTGGAGAGCTTTTGTGTAGGTTATCTACACAGTAGTGTGTTTTTTATTGACTTCTTAGGTGACAGACATTTACTATTACTCCATCTTACTGTCAACAGGTTGCCAAATATGATGAATCAGATTGGTTCTAATAGCGGGATGACAGCACTGGGCATGGTTCCATTCACGCCCGCCCCTGTGCTACAGGCCGAGGAGCAAGCTGCTGCGGCTGCCAAGTCTGAGGCGGCCTCACGCCAACAGGCCATGATGGTAAGTTCTCTGGCCACCTACATTGATTCGTGCTGGTCGGATGCCAAAGAAGCCAAAGTCACCGTAGAAACCCAGATGCTCAAGAATATGCGTCAACGGGCCGGTGAATATGAGCAGGACCAGCTGCAGGCTATCGGGGCTATGGGTGGATCTTCAGTGTACGTGTTGCTGACAGCCACTAAGTGTCGGGCCGCTATTTCATGGCTGAATGACCTATTGAGACCAGTAGGTGACCGGCCTTGGGGCATCAGACCGACACCCGTCGCTGAATTACCGGGAGATCGCCGCGAACAGATAGCCGCAGAAGCTGAGGCTGTGGGTGCAGAAGCCATCGCAGCTGTTATGCAGGTGGCTGACCAAATTGACCCAGCCATTCTGACCGCAGAGATCGCAGAGTTTTTAGGCCGTCGGCAAGATGAGATGCTGAAAGAGATTCAGGAAGAGGCTGAGGTAGGCGCAGAGCGCATGACGCTTCTGATGGATGACCAACTGCAGCAAGGCGGGTGGAACAATTCATTCTGGCAGGTTGTGGACGACATCGCTACCATGCCAGCAGGTATCATCAAGGGCCCCGTTATCCGCAAAGAAAAAACACAGCAGTGGGTGCAAGGCCCGGACGGCAAGTGGGTTGTATCCACAGAGCCTGATTACGTGCCCAAGTTCTACCGCGTATCCCCGTTTGACCTCTACCCATCACCTGACTCCCGGCATCCTGACGACGGATACCTTATTGAGCGCCATAAACTTACCCGCTCAGAGCTTCAATCCATGATCGGTGTTCCCGGCTACTCAGAAGAAGCAATACGCAAGGTGTTGGATGAATACGGTACTGGGTACATCACTACGCTATCAATTGATTCAGAGCGTGCCCCGCTTGAATTTTCTGGCAATACCAACCCGTACAAACAGAAGGGTGAGAAGATTGAGGCGCTTGAGTTTTGGGGATCGGTGCAGGGCAAGATGCTGATCGACTGGGGCATGAAAGACAATGTTGACCCGCTGCTTGAGTATGAAGTCAACGCTTGGAAAATAGGCAACCACGTCATCAGGGCCATTATTAACCCGGACAAGTTAGGTCGTAAACCGTACTCGGTTGATTCTTGGGAGCGTATCCCCGGGTCGTTCTGGGGGCGTGGTGTACCAGAGCTGATGGGCGACATTCAGGATGTCTGTAACTCACTGGCCCGCAGTATTGTGAATAACGGAAGTATCGCTTCTGGCCCACAGGTTGAGATTAACACCGACCGTTGTGACAACTCAGAAGGCGTTCACCCATGGAAGATTTGGGAAGTCACCAACACTCAGATGAGTGACGCCCCTGCAGTCAGATTTACCACGCCTCCCTGTATTGTGGAGCCGCTACTGCGGGTGTTTGACCACTTTTCTGCACAAGCTGAAGACCAGACTGGTATCCCCCGGTGGGCTTATGGCAGGTCGAACCCCGGTGACGCAAGCTCAACATCGTCCGGGTTGTCCATGCTGATGACATCTGCAAGCCGTGGAATCAAAGAGGTTGTGTCGCATCTGGATACCATGATCTCCGCCTGTATTGAGCGGCTGTACGATTACAATATGAATTACAGCGAAGATGAGTCGGTAAAGCGCGATTGCCGCATTATAGCTCGTGGGTCCACTTCTATCCTTCAGCGTGAGCAGCGCCTGCAGCAGCTTAATCAGGTGCTGGCTCAAACCAATAACCCGACCGACATGCAGATCATCGGCCTTGATGGCAGAGCCAAGCTGTTGACGGAGTCTATCAAGGCTATGGATATGGACATCGAAGGCATCGTGCCCACCAAGGACGAGCTCAAAGAGCTGGTGGCCAAAGTGGAACAACAACAGGCTGCCTTGCTGGCAGCGGGACAAAATCCGGGTCAAGCCAAAGGGGTGGCGCCAAACGCAGCTCCAGACATGCTTGATCCTGCTGGCAATAAAGCTGGTGGGGAGTCAGCCAGCCTGTTCCAGAACCTGCCTGCTGACATGGGTGGGGCGCCGCCGAATGGAGTGCCTGCCCAGCCATGATGGAGTTATCGAGAGAAGAAGAAGTCGGGTTGCTGCGGCAGCTCCGTACTTTGCAGGGATCGCTCTTTGAAAAGCTGTTGAAGTCTATGTTGGAGAGAACAGACCAAGAATTGCGTTATGCCAGCGGAGACACTGTACCGAGGCATCAGGGGCGAGCACAGCTCCTAGATGAACTGTTAAAAGACATCAGTGACTCACGGGCTGATCTTGAGAAGATTGAGCGGCCCAAGCCTGACATGCGCAAAGCATTTTAACCCAGCCACAGAGCGGGTACCAAACCAGCCTAGCCATTGAGCAGGCACAAGGAGTAGCACCATGGCCGTATTATCGCCCATCGAAAGAGCAGAAGCAGAGCTGCAGGCACTGGAGTCGGCATTCACCGCAGCCGAACCCCAACAGCCGTCACCCCAGCCACAAGCCCAAGAGCCAGAATCTACCCAGCAATCAGCCCCGCAGCCACAAGCTGACGAGTACTACCAGAAGTGGAAGAGTCTGGACGGGATGCTGAGGAAGAAGGACGAGCAGATTGCCCAGATGTCGGAACAATATGGGAGCCTGCTGAACCAATTTAATGCTCTGGCACAGCAGATTGCCCAGTCGCCTCAACCAGCTCCCCAGCCACCAGCGGACCAGATCAGTGAACTGTCTGCGGCTTATGGCGGGGACACCGTAGAAGCGATACAAAAGGTGCTTGATGCTATATACGCCAACAAGCTGGCAGGGGTGGACGCACAAGCTGAAGAGCTGGCCCAGATCAAGAGTAGCGTAGCCAGTCTAGCTAAAGAGACTGATCGCTCCAAGTCAGAACGGTTTCAGTCAGAATTGGGTGTGAAGGTCTCCGACTGGAGAACCATTATCGCTTCCCAAGAGTGGAACATGTGGCTTGATTCCAACCACGACGACATCACTGGCCAGTCG